ATTTCATCGTGGAATGCTTTACGTTGCGGAGCGGGAGCGGTCAATTCTTCCGGGATAAATTTCGTCTTTGGTCCCGGGCTGGACTCAAGCGAAACTTGAGCCCTTTGAGCGGCTTTTTCGATTGCGGCGGATTTTGTTTTTGTAAGCCAATGCAAATTTTCGGACGGAATAGATTTTAAGTCGATTCCGGCTTCCGGGATAACGTCGGCATTTCCCAACTCTTCTCTTTCAAAATCCACAACATCTTGTGCCGTTTTCCCGCGAACCTTTTCTGGCGATCCGCCTCCGCGATAGAATTTTTGTTTTGGCGCAAGCGGCATTTCTGGGATAGGTTTCGGACCAGCCACCAGCCCGCGAACCCCGGGCAAGTCTTCAACATTCGTCAAAAGAGTATCAACCAATTTGTCCGGGAGCATCGTTGACCCTTTGGCGGCAAGCCGGGCAATTTTAGGCATCAAATAAGCTCCCCCAGCCCCTCCAGCGACCGTCATCCCAATTTGACCCGCCAAATTTGACGGGGTGAGCTTTAAGGCATCCAAAACGGACGGGATTGTGCCTTTTCCGACCGTTTTTAAGTCTTCGATGGGTTGGCGTAGCGCTCCGGGGATAAAAGAGGGTGTCGGCTCGTTTAAGACATTGAGAGCCGACTCCTGCGTCACTTTGTTGAGGTCTTCCCCAGCCGTTTCGAGCCCCTGTGCTATGGGGTTGGTGAGCGGATAGGTAATATCCGTATAAGGCGCGGCGGCGCCTTTAACCATAGCCGCCACCTTCTCCGGGCTCAAAAAAGCCCGTAATTTGTCGAACCGTTGAGCCATTTAATAACCCTCTTCGGATTCCTTCTCTTTTTTCTTCTTTTCAATGAGCATTTCAAACGCCGATCGCCCAGAGTCGTCGCCTTCGCCTTCCGGCATCTCCGCGCCCATATCCTGTGAGGCGGCGCCGTCTGGCTCTTCTCCCTGTTTTTCTTCCGGGACGCCGAGCTCGTTTTCGCCCTTCTCTTGCTCCGGGGAGCTGGATTCCAGCTCATTTCCTTCCTCTTCCGGGGTCCCTTCTTCCTTTGTAAACGTCCCGTCCGGGTTGCCCTTCTCAATTTCAATCCCCTCGGGTCCAGCGGAAATGCGGATCATCAAGGTTGGTATTGACTTCGCGTCGTCCTCTTCCATCGCGCCGACTAAATCGTTTAGACTTTTGCCACGCGCTTTCAAGTTTAGATTTTCCATCGTATCACCTCTCCTTTTTAGAATTTTATCCCGGTGTTAAGTCCGAACCCAAAGCGCCCGGTTGTTACGTTTTGTGACAAATAAAGCCCGAAATAAAATCGCTTCCAAAGCTCATTGTTGTTGACCTCTGACGGGAATAGGGCGTCTTTCAAAAGCCGACCATCGCCGATAGGTATATCTCCGGGTGAAATCGGAAAAGAGAGCCCGATCTCCGCTTTTTTGTCCGCGGCTGTTGGGACATAAACGAAAAGCGGATCGAATGAAATAAATTTCCACGCCAAAACTGTCGTCCCCATCGCGACCTTGCTCCGGGAGCCGTTATCGTCTTCCAAAAAATCATAAAGATATGACGTTTTTATGTTTTTGAATGATTGCGCCGCGGAGTCGCGCTTGACCTCTTTAACAAAATCAGTCACATCATAAGCCGTCGCCCGGGACGTAAACCCAAAGAGAGCGCAAACAATGAGCGTCTTGAGTGCCGAGTTTTTTCCGACCGCATCCCGGACGCCATAAAGCCCGAGCCCGACCAATACTTCTACAACCCAATTTGGGACTTCAATCGGATGCCCAAGCGCGGACGATATCGGCTGAATCGCGCCAACGATGACCGTCACCGCCGCGGCGAGAAATGCTTTCGACTTCCACTTTGACTTTGCTCCTGATTGATCTGTCGGTTGATCTGCCATTTTGTTACCCTCCTCAAAATATCCGTCAATTTTTCTTCTGATTATTGGGATTAACACAATTCTCCGAAGTTTGTATTTTTCGTCCGTGAATGCTTCGATTCCCCAGAGAACCGCTTTTGCTTTCAGTTTGTCGATTATTTTCATATCCTGTCCAACCAAAATTCCACGTCCAGCCGAAAATCACGCCTTTAAACCATCGCCCGTAATTCATATATTTGTTTGATAATTATTCGGTTTTGATATATAATATTAATCTGAACATTCTAAATTGCATAATCAAACCAAATTCCATAAAAAATCTAATCCTTTACTAAATAATATTTCTTTCGCGTGCCCAACGCCTTGAATTGACCCGCGTTTTTGAAAATGAGGTAAATCCTGCATTTTCCATCGTCCACCCCATTCTAAATTAAAAATCTCCCCGACCTTCCCCAGCTCTTCCCATTCATCAAACTTTTTGTCCCACGTCCAGCCCTTCTCGTTTTTAAAGACAATATCGATCGCCAGCCCGTAATTATGCCACGATGACCACGGTTTCCCGTTTGTAACAATATCTCCCAGAGGTTTCTCGGGCGTCTTACCGTTTGGATTGACAACCGTGCGCCCGAGAGCGTAGAGTTTCTCCTGATCTTCTGGCTGACGGACCCCGGAAAAAACTCCAACATTGAGCGACCGGGCTCTTGCCTCTGTCAAAATGCTGGCGACGGCGTCTGCAACCTTTGGATGCAATGCTGTGATCTTAACGGCGACGTCACCCATTTGATCTCCCATTGCTCAAGGGGGCATCCGCATTTATGAAAATGTAAGATGCTCCCTTGCGCGGTAAAATATAATCCGGCCTCATAATCCCACAAAAATCGCTCGCATCGATAACATCGATAATCTGCAATTTTATTTCTCCGTTTCGAGCCGCCTTATTTCCTTAATCCCATCCAGCCAGCTATAAACAACAAAAACGATAAATCCTAAAATCAAAACGCCAATCAATATGTTCATCGCCCGCCCCGCTGATACCTTTTAATCTCTTTTAGCGTTTCCATAATTTCATTAAATTTTTGATCGACGACCGCAAGCTTTGTATGCATTTCATCCGCCATCGGCTCGTATTTTTTTATATGGGTTTCGATTTTTGTTTCCGCATTTTCCAGCCGCGCTCCCGCCTTGAATCCCTTCCCGAGATATCCGAGCAAGCCGATAGCGGCCAGCGCGAGCAAGATATAATCTTTAACCCGCATCAAAAAATTGTCGTTTTTGAATGGATTCGTCACGGGTTTAATATTTTCCACAATCTGAGCCAGTTGACCCGGGCTTTAAAATCAACGATCTCTTCGTCGTCCCGGTTGTCTTTTAATTCTTTGATCTTCGACGTAACATACCCTTTTTTTGCCGCCTTAAATTCCGCGTCGGAATACCAGCGATAAGCGCACGTTGATAAATTAATTTCGTCGGATGTTGGCGTCGGAAAAGTCCGCGTCACGACGTTCGTCGCAACGGAAACGTAATCGTCATATCGATCATTGCCTTTCGTTAAACTGAAATAAAACTCCGGGGAGCCACCATTCAAAATCAATTTTACTTTTGCAAATTTAACTTGATAATTTGCGACCTTATATTCGGTCGCATTCAAGAGCCCGGCGGGAAAAATGAGAAAAAGCGCGATTAAATATTTCATCTGTGCGCCTGCCGATAATCCCGGAGCCACGCGATCCGGGAGTCAACGTCGACAATGATAAGGTCGTCGTCATTATCTTTTAACTCTTTGATTTTTTTGTTTAAAAATCCTTTTTTGCATTGTTTCCAATCATCCAGCCCGCTGAACCCATAAAGAACGCACGTTGACAAATTAATTTCATCGGCTGTCGGCGTCGGATAGGTGAGAACCGCCGTATTGGTGCCGACGTTCACCTGATCGTAAAAATTATCGCCTTTATTTTTGTTGTAGAAAAAATAATCGGAGCCATTTAATACGACCTTCACCTTTGCAAAATCAACGGAATTGTCAACGACCCGGGCTTCCGTCGCCATCAATCCGCCCGCCAACCCAAACATTAAAAATGTTGATATAAAATATTTCATCTTGAACTCCTTTATTGAGCGATATTATTCAGATCATTATTTTTATTTGTATAGATCGTTTGAGTGCCGCTGTCACTTACAAATCCGCCCATCCCGCGCACGGTATTATTTTTAATTAACGTCCGGCGCGCTCCAGAATTTACGGTGACAAAATTCCCGGCGCCAGCCGTTGTCGATATAACCACATTATCTGCGATAAGCATTCCCTCTTCATATCCAGAACCATCAGTCTGCAAAGTGATTAAGTTGTTTCCAGCGCTGGGGACCCGCAATGTTATTTGATTGCCGACAATTTGAGTCCCCGTGGAAATCCCTTGACCATAAAAGTCTGGGCTAAATAGAGCAAATCCGCTTCCGTCCGTTGAATTTAAATCCATTGACACTCTATTATAAGAAAATGAATTATTGAAACAATTGCTCGTCAATGAATAAGCCATCACGTTCATCAATATGTTTGATTTTCTATTTTGATAAATATCGTTGTATTCCATCTTGTTGTTGTTCCCGCTATAAATAAAACAAACATAACCCGCCGCCGTGGATTCGGAAAAGACTATTTTGTTAAACGTAAATACGTTGTTGTTGGCATTTGAAACAGACAAAGACGCATCGTGAGTTAGCCCGTAAAGCGTATAAGAATTTTCTGTAAAATTCAAAAACTCATTGTTTGAAACTGTGGTGAATGATGAACCATTAACTGAAATGACAATATTAACTGTTTGCCCGCCGTTTGACGCCTTCCCTTCGTGGAAAGTATTGTAATCAAATTTCCCGCGCCATTTCATTTGGATGATATGATCCCTTCCCGACCCGCTATAAGTCCACGCCCGGGAAACAAAACCCATATTCGTAACCCGCCCTTCGATAGAAAAAACTCCAAGCCCGTTGTTGTTGTAACAGACTGCTCCCGTATCTTCCCCCTTGATCGTGACATTATACGGCACGAAAACCTGTGACGTGAACGTATAACTCCCGCGCTGGACGTAAATGCAAATCGGGATAGTAGTCCCGCCGATCATCGTTAAAGCCGAAGAAATCGCGAAATTGAAAGCGTCCTGCGTGTTGCCGACAATAGTCGCCCCTCGGACCGAAGACGTCCCAATAATAAGCGTATAAATTTCATTGCTCGTCCCGCCGCCGCCACCCCCGGACGCGTTGACGGTCGCCGTCCCGCCCGTGACTGACACGCTTAAATTTGTATTGAAATTGATTGTCGACACGTTCCCAGCGAAAACGCCAGCGCTGTAAACCGTGATTTTTTGAACGGTTGCCGCTGTCGTGGCGATTGCCACCGCGTCCGCCCGGGTTGTGATTGCGGCTGTCGATTGATCGAGATTGCTAATCCGTGTCACCGCGGTCGTTGAAGAAATCGCCGCTCCGTCCGCCCGCGTAATGATCGCCGCGGTCGCATTCGACACATCTTGCCAAATCGCATAGTATGTCGACCCCTGCGCGAGCGGAAGCCGAGCCGGAAGATTATAAAGCCCAGAACCATCACCCACAAATCCTGACGTTGACGTAACTGTTCCGTAAACCGTCGCGCTCCCAATCTTTGTCGTCGCCAGCAATTCGGATAATCCATCGACCCGGAGATTGCTCGCCTCCCTCAAATTAATGCCTCCGCGGACGATCGTCATTGAACCATCAATTAGCTCGAACATCGAGCTCGGAATATAAGCGGGATCGGCTGACGCTCTAATTCCCCAGCGCGCCTTGTTTTTGATCGACACGATCGTCCCCAATGGGATAGCAGTCCCATTAACATTCGGTCCCCAAAATATCATTTGAGAGGCGATGTCCCCGAGATTCCGATTAAGTATCACATTCGATAATCTGAAATATTCCATATTGCCAGCGCCCGAATAAGGAGCATAAAAACGGATATTCCCGACGATCCCGCTCGAACTTAAATACTCATAAGAGTTTGTATTGCCGCTCGTTGCGTTGTTTTTTATGTTGATCTCTGCCGGGGTATCGGACCCGACATACGCGACGAAATTAAACCGTTCCCCGGTCGTTGAGGTTGTCGCCATATTTGAGCGGACGGTCGATGAGCTTGTCAAGTCTCCTCCCACGATAAACCCTCCGGCTTTCGCTTGAGTTGACGAAGTTGTGTCGACCATCGTTGAGGTTGCAATAGCGACGGCATCGGCGCGGGACGTGATCGCCGCGGTTGATAAATCAAGATCATTGAGCCGGGAGTTTGCTGTTGTGGAAGAAATAGCGGCGGCATCAATGCGATTATTCAAGGCAGTATAAGTCGAAGAGACATTGACATAAAGAGCGTCAATATTGGATTGCAAAGCGGACGTCGATAAAAATATGGTATTAGAAATATCGGTTGAAAATCCTAAAACGTAACCGTTAAAAACTGGAAGACTTGAGGAGTTGACTTGAAATATAAAATCTCCCGTGTTGTTGATATTTCGCCAGCGGATTGTATCGGCGTTGGCAAGCCGGATCGCCCCGGTCGATGCGACGGGTAAATTTTTGCTTTTGAAATAGGCGGCGCGGAGCCCATAATTCGCCCCGAAATATGCCTCGCTTGTTAAAGTGAATGTCCCTCCGGCTTTTTGGAGCATCCCATTCGTGACGGCGCCCGCCCAATCTGTAACGCGCTGTCCCCAAGTTTCATCGTTGACGTCCGGGAAGAGGTAAGGAATGCCATTGATCGTGTATGTTTGATAAGCCCGTGCGAGCCCGATTCCCATTGCCAACATCGTCACGAACCCGATTAAAAATTTTTTCATTTTACGCGCTCCTGTGTACTGAGTACCCGACCGGGAGAGGGATCACCCGGCCGGGCTGGCACAACTTAATTAATTGATTGCAAACATTTTTGACATAATCTAATTTGAGGTTTATATTTCCCTCTGGGTTTACCTAATCTTGAAAGAGCCATATTTTTTTTTGATTCATCCGTATGAACTCTTCCAATATTTGACAATCCCATTAACTTCGCTTTTTCTTTTACTTTTTCACTAGCAATAAAACACGATCTATGCGGTCTCCGTCCTTTTTTCTCACAATCACGATTATTTTCTTCTTTCGTTCCTAAAAACAAATGCTCCGGATTAACGCATTTTCTGTTGTCGCATTTATGTAAGACACACAATCCTTCAGGAATTATTCCGACATTAATTTTGTACGAAACACGATGCGCAAGTTGATGATTTTTATAATATCCGTAACCGTGATTCCACAATCTTCCCTGCCAATCAAAACAACCTGTTTGCTCATTTAATTTTGCGTTTTCTATTGGATTCATACCGCCTCCTTTGTACAACGGATTTCTCCATTGTACAAAGGATTTAGTACATTGTCAATTATTTACAATTTTCAGCTGTTTACTATTGAAGTTATCTTCATCATTTTCGCGGGGGTCTCGCAAAAAATGCTCTGATCGGTGTATAACCTGTATTCAAACCCAGCGTTATCGGAAAGCTCGCGGAAAATGCGACCTTCGACTCCGAGGGAGTTGAAGGAAATATCCTGCGCTCCGATACGTTTTAACCGTTTCGGGGGGAAGACGAACGACTCGCCTTCTTTGATACAGTTGTACGGTTGTAATTCGATCTCTCCGTTCTGAGAGTAGAAACGAATCGCGCGCGCGCCGTTTTTGATCTCTTCGCTGGAATACGAGGCATCGTATTTGCGGAGAGCGGCTTGATCGTTGGCGACATTCGCCCACGTTCTGTCGTTTAACAACACGACGACTTTTTCATTCAGTCCGCGGCCGACTGGCAAGGCGATGGCGGAGAGAATTTTTCCGAGTGTCAATGCGGCGCCGGAATTGGAATATGTATTACCTTTCCATAGGTTGTAGGTTGCCGCATCGATGTTGAATAGAATCCCGGTGTTAGTGATAATTTTGTCGATCCCGACCATCTCATTCCACGAAGTCGCGCCCGTGCGAGCGGTGTCGAAATAAATGTCGAGAGCGCCAGAACCAGCCGCGATGTCGAGAGCTGTGATCCCGGTAATTGTGCCCGTGACGGTGAGTTTGCGATTGTCTACATCGACTGACTGAATGTAGAAAATGGCATCGGCGCCGGAGCTAACGATGGTGCCGTTTGCGGCGAAGAAATTAAGCCCGCAATTTTCCATCCCTGACCAAATCCCGGTCGCCCAGCTCGCCGTGCTGATCTGCAACACGGTTGTCGTGGTGTCGGTGTTGACGCTGGACGCGGTCTTGCCGAGTCCGCTCTGTCCGTAAAGGCAAGCGAGCTCGATGCGTTTCGTGCCGGATTCCATCATATTCTCGACCTGCAATTGAGTCGCTTTTTTGAAGGCCTTCGCGCCACCTGCGACCGCTTTGGCGGCGGTCTCATAGTCCATCTGTGCGCGCAAAATTCCCTGATAGCCGTCGACTTCCGCGTTCTGCATCTTCATAGAGATGGAAGCGCGGAGAGAGAAGGCGCCAGCGCCCGGGGCGCCGTAAGTGAAGCCGTGCTCGTAAGTGAGCGCGACGGGTTGGTCGAAACGTTTTCCGATCCGCTCTTCCTGCGAGAACGGGATCATCCGAACGACTTTTGAAGCTTCGGGCATCAAATTAATAATTTGCGACCCGTAGACGATTTTAAATAAACCGTCTAAATCTGAAATGCTTGTAGGTGAAGACATAAATTTTTCTCCTTTTAGAATTTGTTTAACTCAATTATGAATAATTAAGTTAAACTATTTTTTTTGTGTCACATTTTACATCGAAGTCAATTCTAAAACTCAAAAAATTAAGATAGCCCGGGGCGTTCCCGGCGTCCGCTTTTTTTAAAGTTGATTGACGTGTCTGTCTAATTCCGCTCTCCATTCGTCCTTGTCCATTTTTTTCGTTGGGACGGATAGAATGTCGGGCGTTCCCGGCTTTTTGGCAAGGGTAGGGGACATCGCGTCACCGCCCTTGACCTTTTTCAAATTCGCTTCCATCAATTTTTTCAACACGGGATCGGCGAAAAGTTTTAAGAGGGTTTCGCCATTCGCTGAGCCGTAAAGCTCATTATGCTCTTGAATATAATCCGATCTGACCAAGTCGATGACGTCTCCGGCTTTAAGCTCAACGCCGCGCTCGAGCCCTTTTTGCATATAATACGCGAGCCGTTTGACGGTGCCGCGCGTCTTCGGAAGCCCGGACGTTTGAAGCACCGACTGGATATCTTTTTCGTATTCTCCCGAATAGTGCTGGACGAGCTGTTGCATCCGCTCCTGATTGGCTTTTTCTTCGCCTTTTTTCTTCTCGTCCTCCATCTGTTTGATTTTTTCTTTCGTTTCAAGCAATTCCCTCTGTTCCGGGGACATCATCTCTTTTTCAATTTCTTTGGCGAGATAGTCCTGCGCCAGTCGTTTGAAATCGAGCCCGAGGTTTGGATTTTGCAAAATGCTCATCGGGTCGGTCTTGAGGACGTGAACAAAATCCTCAAACTGTTGCCGCATCTTTGCCGCTTCGCCGAATTTTTTGTCCGCTCCGATTCCCTTTGAGGCCAGTCGTTCCGCCTCATCCTTCGTCAAGTGATATTCTTTCCCTTCAAGTTTGAAAACGAACGGGCGCTCCGGGTCGGCCGGGGCGGTCTCTTTTTTGATCTCGCCTTCCGCTGGCTTTGCGGCGCTTGCGGGGGCGGCCTTCGTTTCATTTCCGACGGGTTGTTTAACGTCTGATCCGGGCTCCGTTGTCGCTGGCGCTGTGGGCGCGGACGGCGCGGGGGCTGTGATTGTCGTTTCCATTTTTATATCTCCTCTTCGATTTTATTTGCCCTGCACGTCAATTTTAACGGCTGACGCTCCGTTGTCGGAAGTCGTGAAGACTGTCCGATAATATTTGAAATTCGCATCGCCCACGTTGACGGCTTGCCCGGTTGATACGGCGGTCGAGTAAATAGTCACGCTGGAAATGGGCGCGTCGAACCAGTTGATCGCATCGTTCGAGAGTTGCCACTTAAACGAGGCCGGATTGCCCGCGGAATAGGCGATCGGGGTTAAAACATACGAGACTGACCCCGTTGATAGAAAAGACGTAAAATTCACCGCCGCCCCGTTGATCGCATTGGCGCGGGATGTCGCCAGTTTGAATTTTGAGGACGTCGGCGCTGTTACAAAATAGGTCGTCTGGCTGACCAGCGGGCGGATGTTCGTCCCGGTTGCGGTTGAGTAGAGCACCGGGAGCCCGACCGGGTAAGCGTTGGCCGCTGAGATATAATCCGTTGCGAGGTCGACCGATGAGGCCGATCCGTTCTGGAAATTGCCGATCCCGAATCCGTTTGATAAATAAGCGACGCTCGAAACGGTGAGCGCGGACTGCGTGGTCGACATCACGACATAGGAATTTTTATCGATGGCGGTCGAGGTCGCATAAACGACTGACCCGTTCCAAGTCGAAATGATAAGCCCGCCCGTGAAAGCGACGATCCCGGACGAAATTGATTGAGCGGTCGCGGCGGCGTTGGCTCCCTTGAACCAATGAATCCCATTTGTCAAAGTGAAGTTTGCGAGCTTGAGTTGAGCGGCATCGCGACCATTGAAAAACGTCGCCGACCCGGGAACCAGCGCGGCCGGGGTGCTCGACGTCAAAGTGTAAGCGTTGAGAAGCGACCCGGAGCTCTTTGTCGCGAGGTAAATCATTGACCCGGAGCGGACGGCCGTGAACGTGGCGGACGACGCCGAGCCGTTGATTGCGTTGGCCAAATTCTGCGCGGTCTGAGTAGAAAATCCGACGTTGTGCGTGTCGATCGCGACTGCCCAGTCCTGCGGATTGACAAAATAAACGCCATTGAGTCTGATCCATTCATTTTTACAAGCGGCATTTGAGCTGATCGTGATCGTGTTGGAAGAGGCAAGAGCGATGAGCGCGTTGTTGTCTGTGACTGTGATCGCGACGGTTGACGGCCTGCCATCCGTCAAAGAGACGGCCGGGACTGTCACCGTTGAGCAAAAAGCCGTCACGGATATTTTTGCATAGTTGTTGGCGACCGTATCAATGACCGCGGTCGTGTTTACTGCCAGCGCCGACTCGTTGATTAAGGCATTCCCGTAAACCAGCCCGGGAAGGATTAAAGCTCCGACCGTCATCAATACTTTTGCGAATTTCTTCATTTTAGTCACCTCGCTCCTGTTTTTTAAATTTATGCTATTTGCGTCAAAACATATTCTCTATTTTTTAAATATTTTATTGTGTTTTTGCTCTTTCCCCGGATAATGGATTGCGCGGCATATTCGGCTGGCGGACTGTGGCCGCTTCCTTCTCTGTCGGGTTGCCCGGCGCCATCGGCGCCCCAGCTCCCGGCGCCTTGTCGGATGGTGCTCCCGGTGCGCCCGGGGCTCCCGGCGGCGGCATCTGTGGCGGCGGCAACGGCTGGCCGAGCATTGCAAAGAGTGCCGGGTCGCCTGACTTCCACAAATTGATATGCTCCATAATATGCGCGAGCGCCGTCTGCACGACGTTCGGGTCTTGCCTTGCCTCGGGACTTGCTAAAACGTTTTTGTGCTCCATAACGTGAAGCGCGTGATTGTCTGTCATCACGGCTTGAACTTGTTTCCCGGCGCCCATTGCCTCATTCTCGCCCCGGATGAGCATCAATTCGGATTGTTTGCCTTCGATCAATGGCTCAAGCTTCCCGGTCGCCATCACTTGCAAGTATTGAGCTGGCGTCTCAACGAGCCCGGCTTGCAATAGATTGTCGGCCATATTCACTTTCCCCGCGGTCGTCCGGGCGAGCGGATTGCCCACGTCAACCGTCACGCGATTGATTCCAGCGATGTCGTCTTTGTCGAACTCCGTCATATAGCTTTTGTTGTTTTTGCCTGAGATGTCGATCATCCGTTTCGTGTTGGCGTTGGCTTTCAAAATGTTTATCAACCCGGTGCCGAGATTTTCAAGCAACCCGGTGTAAGACTGTTGCAAACCCGAAATGAATTGGATTGCCATACTCTGAACCAGCGCAAGCGCTGAGCCCGACTTCAAGCTGGACTCGGGATTGCCCCGGGCGACTGAGTTGACCCCGGACACGGTTTCCATCACCGCTTCAAGCTGTTTGATAAAGTTGAAAATTTCCGGCGGCGTTGATAGCAGAGAGAGGACTTCGGGTTTCCCGAGCTTTGAATCGTAGCTGATCAAATTTAATCCGTCGGCAATTTCGGCCACGGATATATCGTTACCCTTCGGCATAATGATATTTTGAACTCCGAACGTGCTCTGATTCGTAATGACTGTCGAATATAAGCCGTCGACGGCCTCTTGAATAGGCGATAAGTCGTAAGCGATGGTATACCCGAAGCCCGATCCTCTTTGCTCCGAAGCGCAAAGTCTATAAATCGGGAGCTTTTTATAAAAAGGCGGGAGCGCCGTGTCGATGAACCAAGTGTCATAACCCAGCATCGTAAACAGGCGCCCGTTAGGAAGTGCGTCCGTCCTGTCGTGGAAAAACATAAACACCGGGACATAATCTGACCAAGCGTTGAACTGATAGCCGACGCGCATATATTGCCACATCTGCGAATCGTTCGCGACCCGCAAAATCTTTTCTTTCATTTCGGGATAGCGCTCGATCAATTCCCACTTGTTTTGATAGTCGCGGATAATGTACCAATTTTTTTTCGCGTCGTGGAGCCCGGCGGCCGTGTCAAAGATGACGTCCAGAGGCGTGTAGTTTTTGTGGAAGACGTCGCCCTGTTTTATGATCTTGCCCGTGTTGGGGTCTTCCATCACCGGGTCGCCGAGCGAGAAGTCCCAGCCCTGATAAACATAAGCGTCGCCGAATTGTAAAACGTCTTCGACCGCGGTCTTCGCGACCTGATCCAAACTTTTGTCGCGGTTATAATAATCGAGAATGCCATTGCCGACGATGGCCTGCGCCTGAGACTTGTGATCGGTGTTAGCGGCGCGACAATCGAACGACGGCCGCTGATTCGTCGTCATCTGCAAAATATGGAGCAACAAATTGCGATAGTGATTGATATAAATCTCGGTGTATTCGGCTTGCTCGCCGAGCCGATTGAGCCGGGCGTCTTTGTAGGCGCCGCGGTTGAAATAGTTATAGCATCGAGCCCAGAGCGAGAGCCGCCCGGAAGTATAAACGAACTTGTCGAAGTCCTCAACCTTGCCCAAAATCTCCGACGTCAAAGCTTCCGGCGCGAGCGCCGCGAAGTATTGATCATAATGCCTGCCCGTTCTATCTGTGGCCATAGCTCAACCCCTTTTATTTAAGTCTGAAAGCTTTTTTTAACTCTTCGCCCTGATCCGTCAATCTATCTCGTTCGCGCCGATCGATGAAAGTGTTTTCCGGGTCGACGTTGTGGAAGCGCGGGATCGGATTCGTTGCCTGATCGATGTTTCGGAGTAAATACATCAAAGCGGCCAGCGCATCAAAGTGTCCGTATACGCTCGATCGCTCCCATTCCGTCCGTCGATCGTTCCAAACTCCATACTTTAAACATCCGATCAATTGCTCGCATCGCGGGCTGACTATCAACCGACCGCGGCCAACCCAGAGCCGCATTTCGTTGACCATCGCTTCCAGCGTGTCCTTCAAGGTCGGCGCGAAATGGATTCCGTGCAACAACCCCAAGTCCTGCAACAAAATCAAATTGTTATTATCTGATATCCTGAGCCGCGGGGTCTGTCCCGGCCAGAGCGCCTTTTCCTTCGCCTTGATCTGATCGGCGATGAGCTGAGTCGTCATTGCCGCGCCTTCCAGCGAAATTTCGTCCTGCACAAAGAGCGTCGCTTTTTTAAAATCGTATGTCGCAAAGAGGTTGACCGTTTTGTCGCGGACGCCGATGTCCATCCCTTCATACTTTTCGTAGAAATTGTGAAACTCGTCCGGGACATACTCGCGGATATATTCGTCCTTGAACTCCGGGACGATGCTGTAATTCGTATCAACAATGAACTGGCAAAAGTATTCGCGCTTCCAAGTCACCGACTCCCGGCCGCCCGCCTCGGTTGCAAAAATTTCTTTGACGTCTTCGGTGTATTCGCTGTCATCGATCGTGAACTCGGCGTAACACTTTGCGAGCTTCGCTTCCTGCACGAACTGCATACATTCGTGCACGGGTGTCTTTGGCGGAGTGATGATCATCCAAAGCTCGCCCCGGGCGTGATCCTGAGCCAAGAGCTGAGGGATCATCACGTCGTTGACTATATATTTCAGTTTGTCGATTAATTGCGCCTCGTCCAGCACACAAAGGTCGGCGGCGTTGCCGCGCATATCGTCTTCGTGTCCGTTGTTGACGCCTGCAATGTGTAACTCGGCGCGCGTGGAAGGGAATAAGTAAAGGCCGTCTTGAGGTTTCCAGATAGGTTTTAAATCGGGGGGTGCATCTTCGCATATCTTCCGCATAATGGGGTGAATGATCGTCCTGAGCATCTTCCCGGTTGGTGCGGCGTAGCGTATTAGAGCATATTCCTTTTTTAAAGCCCTCTCGATGGACTTGATCAACGCGGTCGTGGTCTTCCGCGTACGTCGAGAACAGTTGAGGACTTTTTTCAAAGAGCCGGGCGATTCGAGAACTGCGGCCATCCGATGTTGAACTGGCCAAAACTTAAAACTCAAGTCGCCATCGTACCAAAATTTTTCAACGTCAACGTTGTGGTAGGTCGCTTTTGAATATCTGAGCTTTTCTACCTGCGCCGCGATCGCCATCTGCAACGGCGTGACTAAGTGCGGCGACGTCGGGATCATCTTGCGCCGGGCTGGACTCCCTGCGGCGCTCCGGGCGCCGCTCTTCCGGCCATCCCTGTTTTGAATGCGATCAAGGCCGAGAGTTGATTGACTTTTTCTTTGAGCTGATCGAACTCAAACTCAAAGCGCAAGTCTCCGGGCTTCAACCCTGCGGGCGCCTTCCGCTCCGGGAGAAAATCGCGGCGATAGTGAATCAAGAGGATCGCCACGATCCCGAATACGACGGCAAAATTAAAAGCGCGCAAAAAACCATAAGCGCAAAGAGCAAGTATAAGGCAACCGTGGACAATAGCTTCATCGCTCGGTCTGTTCATAGACTGCTGTCCTCGACATCGTTTTGCATCCGACCCATTACCATTCCGAAAAGGTCTTCGATGCTGTCTTCCTGACCGACTACCTGATTGTCAATGATCGAGTAAGTCCGCAAAAAGTAAAGCATCGTACCTTCACGCTTCAAGATTCCGAATGCTTTGACAATCTTGCGCGCCTCGGTTATGATCGCCACATTCTGCGACCCAGCGACATTAATCGTAGCCGACTGCGCGGGTGCTGGGGTCACGGTTGTCACCGCTTCACCTTGCTCCGCTTTTTTCCGCTTCGCCTCTTCCATTCGGAGATAAAATTCCTTCCCGTTTTCCTGTGCCATTTCCCGCCCCCTCTTGAATACGCCTGCTATTTTTTTCATCAATGAGCTCATCGATTTTTCCCTCTAAATCCTCGATCAAGATGACGAGATATTCAAAAAAAAGATCAAGGCGTTCTTTTGTCGGTTTGACTTTTAAAACCCTCATCGCATCACGGAGTTGCGAACTATTTATCGTCATACTGTTTTTTTTGATGTTTGCCGATTTCCATATTGCGGGAGACCTCTTCAAGTTGCCTGATAGTTTCTTCGCGGAGTTTCAAAGGTTTTTTGCAATGCGGACAAAAGTCCGGCATCGTTTTGTTTATCACTTCCGTGATGAGCCCAACATACTGAAAAATGAATTTCGTTTCGATGATCTCGGACCGGTCTGTCCAACGCAACAGATTTTTCATCGTAAAGATTGCACCGGGCTGGGCGTAGAGATTGTGAATTGTGTTGTCTACTAACATCGATTCTTGCAATTCATAAGCAATTTTATGGGCGGCGGAAAAATCTTTGTGAACGTGTACCCATTCGTTAAGCGTGTCACGAACTGTCCCGATTGAATAAGCAAACGAAGTGAAGAGGGGCAATTCGTTAGCAACGGTTTTCATTATTTTTTTACCGTCAATATCTGTGCCTGTGCAAACTTGTTTCGTATGATCCCTATCAAAAAAATCGACGATCATCTGACAATATTTTTTGTCATAGGTCGTCGGTCGTCCAACTTTATATTTTGATTTACTCATTGTCCGCTTAATTTTTTTAGTGCGAGATGTTTTGCTCTTTTCTTTTTTTCCGGGAGCCCGGACATATCGGGCGTCTCGTCCGCCCAGCGTTTGGCAATGCGCGGATGCTGGGCAAACATAAATCTTTGCTGGGCTTTACTCTGGAACGGCATCGACTTTTTTCTCCTCGGGTTGCGGCTCCGGGGCTGGCTCAATGATCGCGGCGATGACTTCCGGCGCTGGCTCTGCCGGGACGGGTGCCGGGATGACAGGCGCGGGGCTGGGGGTCTCTTCTTTTTTTTCTTCTGGGTCGATCATAAATCACCTCTCTATTTTAATTCTTGCGCGAGATTGTGAAGCTGTCAAGGTTGGGCGCGCCGTGCCCGTATATTTCAAGCGTCAATTCTGCAAGGCGGCGTAAATAAAAAACCGCCCGCAAAGTTTTAAATTGCTGACGGTTAAGTTTGCGACGTTTTGATTTTCGCATTGAGCATAGCTCAAAAATACAAAAACAAAATCAAAATGTCAAATTTATTTGTTTTGAAAATAATCTTCCCGTTCTTTTGCCGTATCAAGAAAGGCCTGACACATGTCGTGAAATTCTTTGTCGCCGAATTGTGCGGCTTTGCCGGCGACCCAGATTCCGGTGATATGCGTCAAAAGCGCGCCCATCAATGTGCCTTGCCTTCTTAACCGTTTCGGCAAATTGTTTATAAATTCGCCGATAAGCTTTTCGACTTCGGTCGCGTCTTTTTCAAGCTGTTTTTTGTCGATCATGCGACCGCCTTCCGCCGCTTCGCGTCGTTTTGATATGGCTTCAGCTCGGCTGGCGCTTTATTGCAAGGCATAAAGTAACCCGCTTCGACGCATTTGAGAAAGTCCTCATACGAATCCTCGTCGACAAACTGCGCTAATTTTTTAATGTTTCCCTCCTTGTCCTCCAGCCAAATACACGGCTTTCCGTCTAATTCTCCCGTCACGGCTTTATTGATTTTCATTTTTGACCTCCCAATTCTCTTTTTATTTTTGACATCAACGGCTCTGATATTCCATCGCCGCCGTGATTCCCTGAATTGAAACAAACTCTGATCATTTTTTAACCTCCACCCATTCCCCGATGACTCTCCGACCGCCTTCGGTAGTAATTTTAATCCGCCCTTGCGCCGCCAAAAACCGCATCGCGCCCGCATAAGCCGAAATCGCCGCCGAGTCTAAATACGTTTTTCCGCCTTCGGTATAAGAGCAGGATTGATTGACAACGTCTTCTAAAATTTCAATCACTTCGTCGACCGTCAATTCTTCGTCTTCCGGCTCTTCGCCCGGGCATATTGGCTCGCCGATATTGTCAATGTCTTTTTCCGTCACGCCTTCGGGATAGTTTGGGTTTGACATAATTTCTCCTTTTGCCATATCAACCCGTCACCAGCCATTTGTCATTTTTTTGATCATAATACATCGTCTGAAAAATCGCCTTTTTGTCAAAGATTTTTTTGTCCCAGTCACGATGATATTTGAATCCGTCAAAATCCAAATCGTAAATAAAATAAGGCGGGATATCGAATCCGTGAAATTTTTGATTAACTGGCCTGCAATAATTTTGATAAGTCACAATTTTTCTGAACTCGATCGGAGTTATATTTAGCGTTTCGGCCTCATCTTTTTTCTTGAATAAGTCGGGGTATAAAAACCGCCCGGCCTTCTCTTCGTTGTTGTGCCAGTTTATTAATTTTTCCTCGTCGATTGTTTTTAAGATTAACCGAGTGCGAAAAATTCTCTCCGCATCGCTCATTTCAATTTGCCTGCGACGCTTATAGTTTGTTTTTTCATACCAAGCGAGCATCGCGTTTCGATCCCCAATCTCTTTTATATTTTTTGAAATTAAGTAGGATTCGAGCCGGAACTCTGCCGGGTCGTACTCTGCGTAATACTTCGCTGGCGCCTCTGGCATTGCTATATTCATACTCCTCCCTTTACCACGACTGGCAATTCTTTATAATTAATTATGTGCTCCGTCGGTTTCTTGAAACTATCAAGTTTTTCAGTTGGATTTTCATTTTCTGCCCATTTCAAAATGGCGAGATAGTGACTTTTGTATTTATACCCCTTCATTGCGATCCCGATGCTCATCTTTTCAACCCACACCATCGCATTATCGTGTCCGTTAAACCGATCTTTGAGCTTTTCAAACTCCTCTTGCGTCAAAAGTACGTTTTTGAGTTTGGAAAATTTGATTTTTGGGGATATACTCCTTTCCTTTTCCCTTTCCCTTTCCCTTTCCAGCGTGACTAAGTGCTTCCCGGGTGCTTCCTGAGTGCTTCCCAAGTGCTTCCCGGGTGCTTCCTTGTAATCATCCGGGACGGCTGGAAACTTCGACTCGTATTTTAATTCGCTCCCGGAAAGTCTTTGGTGCTTCCCAAAATTTCTAACTTGTATATATTTTCTTCCTTCGACTTCATAGCGAACTATGAAGCGGGGAGCCAACTCGGCGAGAAGCGGCTCGACATTTATTTTCTCATCGTACGGGAAAATATTTGCCTTGATCTTTTTGGGGGAATCATCGAGTCGACCTTCACAATCGGCTTGCGTGAATAAACCGATAAATAGAAATCGCGCCGGGATGCTAACATCGCCCAGCTCAACGTCAAAAAACAACTCCGGCTTGACTGTTCTGATTCTCGCCATTTATCCCCCCTTAAAAAAATAGCCCCCCGGCGCTTTTAACTTTGGGAATTATAGGCGGCCGGAGAGCATAAAAAAACCGACGCCAAAAAGGCGCGGTTGAAATCTTTTGTGATTGCACTATAATTCCCATAGCAAAATTATAGGAAAGTCCCGGGCTCAAGTCAAGTTAAACTTGATAAAAATATTTTGCGACGAAAAAAACCGGGAGAAACCCCGGGTTTAGTTATTTTTTTATACCCCTTGACAAAAATGCAAACTTCCTGTATAATTTTAGGGAAGGAAGAAATCGAAGGGCGCGAAGGGGATGACTATAATGAAAACATTCAAGCTGAATGATGAGTTGGAAATCGTCTGTGAATGGAAAAAAACCCGGATAGCATTTAAGCACGTCGCGACGCTCTTGCGAAACGGAGCCGAGGTCTGCGAAACGAAAATCTGCTATCAAAACAGGACGTGGGAGAGCTTTGACTTTCAATCGGTTGCTCATAAGATTGTGCGTCAATACTTCAAGGGCGAAGTCGCGGACGCTTTCATTAAGCGGGTTGACGACATCGGGCTCATCCGGGACGACTCATTGCTCAAAACTTGCTCGTTTGTCGCGGCGCTCGGGGCTCTGGAATGCAAAGAGACCGCCGACCAAAATAAATGGAAAGCGCGGTTTTTAAAACTGTGCCCGGGCATCGACTTTCCGGCGGACTTTGACAAACTCTCGGAAGAGGAAAAACAACGGCGGCTCGATGCGGCGATTGCGGTCGGTCTTAACAAAAAGGGGGATGACTATAATGAAAAAAATTCAAATCTACACACCGAGCGGGAAAACGCTCGCGCAAAAAATAAGAGCAAACCAAAAATACTGGAATGACTGTTTAAAAGACAACCCGGAAAGCTGGGTTAGTGAGCAAATTCTGGCATCTTTGAAATCGCTGATCTCGAGATGTTATGTTGACATAAAGGGGGATGACTCTAATGGAAAATAAAAAAAAGATAGGCACGGCGGACCGGGACTCTTTGACTTGTAACTGTCGTAACGCGACCTATAGGGGGACGTGTGACCATTCAATTTGGGTAAATGAGGACGGGACTTTGCAAATCATCTCCCGGGCTCAATACTGGCGCAAAATTTACGGCGGCTCACTCATCCCCGAGCCGCCGTCTCTTTCCGGGCGGGGTTGGAGCGACGGTGAGGAAACCGAGCATCAAATCGAAGTCCGCGAAGACGGGACGCTCCGGGCGGTGCCCGTGGCGACGAAATGGAAAAAATATTTCGGTTATGTCCCGGACTTCAAAAAGCTGTTTAATCATAATCAATATTATTTTAATTTCGACGCCCCGGCTGAACTTAAGGCCGCGGCGTAAGGGGGCTGACTCAAATGAAAATATATCAAAAATTGTCGTCGTTGTTGAATGCTCGCCAAAATTGTAGAAATTCCAATAATCGAGAATGGGAAATTAAGCACGACGAGGAAATAAAAAAAATAGTCGACAATTATTTACCGTCCGGGTCGGGGTGGGACGTGGGGACTTCTCTCGTCGAATCAGAGTCGAGCGATGAAAAAATAGTCCTATCCGGCGGGTTTCACCACATGGACGAAAACGGCGGGTACGACGGATGGACTGATCATAAAATAACCGTTAAGCCCTCTCTCCAATTCGGATTCGTTTTGCATATTTCCGGGAAAGATAGAAATCAAATCAAAGAATATCTTCACGATATTTTTGACAATTCTCTCAACGGTGAATATGACGAAATCAAAAAAGGGGGAAAATAAAATGAGCCGATTATCGAATTATTTCCAAAGCAAAGAGCTCGTCAAATTGCATCTGACCACGGCCGAGGATGTCCTGCGGAAGACTGGCGCGACCCCGCACGACCGCGCCTTGACCCACCTGATCGCGGCCGTCCGGGAACTGCTCGTCGCGCAAAACAACCTCGTTTCGCTGGCCTTCGAGAAACGATCCAAACTCAAACGGAAAGGGGGGACACTCCAATGACAACGCTCGACGCTCGCCAGACTTATGACTTCGCCGTCCGCGTACTGCTGACCCATCACGGCCTCGACATCCGGGATTATTCCCGGGTCGAGATTGAAAAGCTCGTCGATGCTCTCAAAATTGCCTTGCAAACAAAACCGTGATCCGAATATTCAAGAGATATTTATTCGCTTGAATTATTTTGATCGATGTTGTAAAATAAGCCCTCACGATCTTAAATCATAGGGGGATATTATGACTGACCAAACGAAAGAACTCGCCGCAATCGAAGCTCTTGAAACCGAAATCGAACCGCTCCCGGAGTCCGGGGGCATCATCGCCACCACAAAATCCAGCGCCGAAGACATCTATTGGCTCGCCGACAATATTGAAAAAATCATCGCATCCCAAAACAAAATAAGAACCGCCATCTTGAAACTCGCCCAGCCCGGGGACTGGATTGTTTTTGAATCCAAAGAGTCTGGCGTCAAAAAAGCGGAGCTCGGTTTTGCCGGGGCAAACCGCATCGGGGCGACGCTCGGCATTTCATACAAAAATTGGGAAGTCAAAAAGACGACCCAGAGAGACGACGCCGGGGAATGGTATCTTTGGGAGTTTACCTGCGATGCCTCTTTCCGTAATACCGAAATCCGAGTCTATGGGCGCGCCGGGTCCCGGGACAAATTCTTTGGGAAAGCCCACGGGGTAGCAAAACAAATCCACGAAATAAAAGAGGATGACATTAAGGTCGCGGCAATGAGAGCCGCCAAAAAAGAGGGCGTCCGGGACTTGCTGGGGTTGCATCACCTCGACCCGGACTTTTTAGAGAAAAACGGCATCGTATTGAGCGGCGCCGGGGGGCATACGTTCAAGGGCAAAGAGACAACCGCCGCCGGGACTGAATCTGTAAACGTCGCGATCGAGCAAGTCCTCGTCAAAACGGGGACAAATAAGTCGACCGGGAAGCCGTGGACGAAATATACCGTGGTCGATGTCGAGGGGGTCGGTTATTCTACATTCTCGAAGACTATCGCAGAAGAGGCAAAGAAAGCCAAAGAAAACAAAACGCCAGCAAAAATTGACTATGCGCGGGACCAATGGGGGCTCAATATCGCCTCATTCAACGGCGTAACCTCTGGGGGTGACCAATGAATCCGTCAACCGACTTGATTAAAGCCATAATGGAACGCCGGGCGCGGGAGCTTGAAAGCAATATTCAATCATACCCGCGTAATCAGTCCATCCTCTCCGACATCTCGGAATGCGAGCGGTCGATGGTATATGCCGTGCTCGACTGGAAGAGCCGCCAGCTCTTCGACATCGAAACGAAAGCGCGGCTCGAAGCGGGCAACCTTCAAGAGCGCGAAATCATCAACCAGCTCATCAAGCTCGGCTTTGAGGTTATCCTGTCCCAACAACCCGTCGACGTCCTCGGCAAATCCGGCAAGCTCATCGCCCGGGGCAAAATTGACGGGATGATTAAATGGGAAGGAAAGAGGGTCCCTTTCGAGATCAAATCGATGAACCCGAATATTTTCAACGGGATCAAGTCGTTGGACGACTTTCAAAAAAAGCCGTATCTCCGCAAATACCTGCGTCAAATTCAAACTTATTTGTACGGGAATAATCTCGAAGAGGGCATTTTCATCCTGACCGATTGTCTGGGGCATATCAAAATGCTCCCCGTCTTCCTCGACTATGGCGAATGCGAGGCGATATTGCTCAAACTCGAGCGGGTCGCGGCGGCAATAGACTCAAAGACATACCCGGATCGCATCACCTATGACTCGGCGATCTGCGGTTGGTGTCCGTTTAGTCTGATCTGTTTGCCCGACATCTCCAACAAGCCCGCGGAGCTTATCATCGACGAGGCGGTTGAAACTGCGGTCGCCCGGCATGAATTTTTAAAACCATTGTCAAAAGAGTTTGAAAAAATTCACGATGAGATTCGCGAGAAATTCAAAAACGTCGCGAAGGCGATCATCGGCGATAAATTCATCGTCCAGAATATTGCATCGAAGCGGACTGCGTACGAACTGACGCCCGAGGCCGAAGAGCAAGTCGCGGCGATCAAAAAAGAGTTTGCAAAACAAGTCCCGGTTATGAGACTTGTCATCCAATCTCTCGACGGTAAAGTAAAGGAAGCGGATGATTAAAAATATCGCCGGGAAAAGATTCGGGAAGCTAATTGCCATTAAAGTCAGAGGATAAAGGTTAAATAATATGAACCAATCTTTTCTTAGAACTGGATGGTTAATGTCGGGGTCGTGGTCGGGGTCGCGGTCGCGGTCGGGGTCGGGGTCGGGGTCCTGGTCGTGG